CAGATTGTCAAGATTCAGGGTACTTGAACTTGACGAAAATAATAACTACGTACAGAAAATATATCATATAGAAGAGAGTAAAAAATTCCTTTCAAGAGAAACAAGAAAAGAAATAGTAAAGATTGACGAAAGGATAATATATATGCACAACGAACCGATGAAGTTTATTCCATTTATAACTATTCCCGGAGACATACCCTCAAAGACTATGCTTTATGATATTGCAAAACTTAATATAGGTCATTTCCAAAAATTAGTTGATTATGAATACGGAGTCCATATGACAACTCTTCCAACAATGTGGACAACAGGACACAATCCGGGTGTAGAAGATGACGGCACAAAAGAAGAGATAACAATTGGAAAAGAAACAATGTTAATGTTTCCAGAGGAAGGGGCAAAAGTTGGAATATTACAATTTGCAGGAATAGGACTTACTCATAGTGAAAAAGCTATAGCAAATGCAGAAGCTCAAATAGGTTATATGTTCTCAAGTATTACTTCTAAAGATACTTCTACATCGGCTGAATCTGCTGATATACACCGTATGGGAGAGAATGCAAATCTTGCGACTTATTCAATCCGTATAAGTCAGGCAATGACTAAAGCACTTAAAATAATGTGTGACTGGTCAAACATGGACTCTTCTATTGTATCATTTGCACTTAGCACTGACTTTGACGCAAAAGACAAAGATTCCAATATGGTTAACTCTCTTGCAAATCTGTTCAACACAAATCACTTACTTTCTCTTCACGACGTGTATTATGTACTTAAAAATTACAATATTATCCCGAAAGATGAAACGTATGTGGATTATCTTGTACGTCTTGATTTAGACAAGGCACCGATTACGTCTATGGAAGCAAACAGGCTTTTTAACAAATACAAAGAAACCGGTAATATAGATATACCTGAATATGACATGTCTGTGAACGATGATACAAAAATTTCTAAAGGTAATGGTGTGAATGGATAGATTCGATGAATTCGCAAAACATTATATAGATTTGGAATTCTCTGGAAATACTGTATCTGAATATATGTCAGATATGCTGAATGATATGGAAAATGATATAAATGATTACATATCAGATGAAAAATCAGTACCAACAAAAAATGCATATAATAGGATTACTGATTATATAAATAAAAGCATATCTGATTATTCAGACAAAGTAAAAGAATACATAAATAAAATAGTAAATAAAACCATAAAGATGGAAGATAAATGGATAACTGGTATGCTTTCTGCATCCATAGCGGCAGATATTATCATTCCTAAAATTAATTTCATGCCTTTTAACGGAAAAATAACTATAGGTAAGTTTCTGGACGATGCGTTTGCTTCTATATATACATCTTATGATACAACAATAAGAACAGCATATATGTTCAAGAGTCAGTTATCATCACTTACTGATACATTGAAAAATAGAAATAACAATATAAATTCAAGAGCATCACAAACATCACAGGGAATAATACCGTCGGTAGCTAAAAACACAGACAGATATGTAATGGCAAGAGATAAATCAATTAAAATGTGGACTTGGATTTCAATGCTTGATATTGCTACCTGTATTTCATGCGGAGATTTATCAGGAACTACATATACTGATTTATCAAATGCACCACCATGTCCTTTACATGATAGATGTAGATGTTATTTATACCCTGATAAGGCATCTCAACCGTCTTATTATGAATGGTTTGAAAAACAGGATGATAGTTATAAATATAAGATACTTGGTAAAACTAGGTATAATTTATACAAATCAGGTTCAAAAGTAAAAAATTTTGTTAATAATGGAAAAAAGTTAACACTTGAAGAAATATTTTCAAAAAAAACTTGACACATATTTAATTAGGTGTTACTCCTATTAGCAGTACAAGTATATTTGTGTATAGTATATTTGTATTTTGATACATGGCACAGGAGTGCTTCCGCAGGAGCGGAGTTATCAAATTATAAAATCGCACATGCAGTGCGTATTGCAGGAGCAATTATGAAAATTGAGGATTTGAATGGTATCAAACCGGAAGGTTTGGAAGATGATGTCTGGTCAAAACTTGCTGAGTCATTTGTAGCTGCCAATGAAGCTGATGTTCTTAAATTGAAAACCAACGAAGTGGCACTTAAAAAAGAAAAAGAGGACTGGGCTACAAAATACAAAGACATTGCAGAAAAGTATGGTTCTACTTCAGGAGAAGTTGAACAGCTTAAAAAACAGCTTGAGGAAAAAAACCCTGAAAAGATAAAGGAATTTTATACATCAGAGATTGATAAAACCAAAAAGCAGTATGAAGGTGCCGTAAGCGAACGGGACAAAACCATTAATGACTATAAGTCACAGATAGACAATCTGTCTAAGTTCAAACATGCGGTACAGGTTAACAATGTTTTTGACGAAGCGGCAAAAGACAAGAATATTGATACTTCTGCTTATTCATTTCTTCGTTCTACCGTTGTAGGAAAAGATGGTGAGAATTTTTCGGCAACGAATATTGACGGTAAAGATGTTTATATGAGTGGCAATGGCAAGACTATTGACCTTGCACTCAAAGAGTTCCTTGATACACCAACCGGAAAGCGGTTCCTTGTATCTGGAAATTCAGGTGGTGGTGGGAATGGCGGTAAAGGCGGTTCTGCCGGTAATGGATTGACTCATGAAGAATGGTCAAAAAAGAGTCCGTCAGAAAAGGCTAAATACTCCAGTGAACATCACGGAAACCTGCAATTTGTTGATTAACAATTATTGGAGGATTTATTATGGGAGTACTTGACGATTACATTGGACATGCTTGGGAAGCGGTAGAAAATCTTTCCCGTGAAACTGTTGGATTTATACCTGCTGCTTATAAAAGCACAAGCGCGGATAAAGTAAAATTCGGACAGGAAATACAGATTCCGTATGGAATTGTAGGCGATATGGTTGATACGCCTATTGGATTTGCCGTACCTACTGCACAGACAAATACTGATTCACTTGGATATGTATCTCTTGTTATAAACAAACGGAAGACAGTACCTATTGATATTGACGGAGAAGATGAAAAAGGACTTATGTCTACTGGAACAGAGGCTGACGTACGTCGCGACCAGTTTTCAGAGGCTTTTAGAAAAATTGCAAACGCGATGGAAGCTGACCTTGCTTCTGCTGGTACTCTTGGGGCTTCCCGTGCGGTAGGTACGGCTGGCACATCTCCGTTCAACACAGCAGGTGATTTTACGACATTTGCTCTTGCACAGGATGTTCTTGACCATAACGGAGCTTCACCTTCTGACCGTGTAATGATTCTTTCTACTGCTGCAAAGACAGACCTTGTTGGAAAGCAGGGAACGGTGTTTAATGCCAATCAGTACGGAAGTGCAGATGCCCGTATGTGGGGAGTTATCAATGAGAATATGTACGGGTTTACAGTTCGTTCTTCTTATGGACTTACCAAACATACGGCAGGAACAGGAACGGCTTACGTACTGGCTGCTGCTGTTGTAGGAGCTGATACCGGAGACGCAGATACAGACCTTTCTCTTGGTACTGGTTCTGGTACTATTCTTGCAGGAGACTATGTAACACTTGATGGTGATACCAATAAGTATATAGTTGGTACAGGAATCGCAGCACCGGGGACTGCATCTATTAATGCACCGGGTGTAAGACAGAGTGCGGCCATCAGTACGGCGCTTACGGTTGGAAGCGCATATACTCCGTCTATAGGATTCCAGAAAAACGCAATTGTTCTTGCGACACGCACTCCGTTCTATCCGAACGCAGGTGATGGTGCCCTTGGACGCGAGTATGTGACTGACCCTGTTTCAGGCATCACGTTTGAAATTGCAATGTATCCGGGACAGCGCAAGACGCAGATTCAGGTATCGGCATGTTGGGGTGTTAAAGTTGTAAACCCCAGACACGTTGTAACAATGCTTGGTTGATTTATATCCGGGGGATAATTCCCCCGGAGTTTTTGGAGGAATTATTTTGGAAAATGTAATTAAATATGTTACAATGACAAGATTTGCACCGGAGCGTCCAAAAGCTCCTACTTCTTATACAGTTCAGGAATGCGACATTGATAAAATGAAAGCAAGAGGATGGATTGTAAAAGAAGAAAGCAAAGAACCTGTAAAAACAGAAATACAGGATGAAAAAACAGATGAAAATGTTCCTGTTGAAAACAAAGAAGGAACACCTGCTGAACCTGTTGCAAATAAACGCGGAAGAAAACCTAAAGCAGACAATCAGGAAGAGAATTAAAAGATATGGCTGATATTGAATTTATCGTTGAAAACGGTACAAATGTGGCAAATGCAAACAGTTATGTGACTCTGGCATATTTTAATACTTATTGTACTATTCACGGTTATGATGTATCAGCTCTTTCTGACGAAAACAAAAAAGTTCTTTTAATAAAAGGGACTGAATTTGTAGATAACTTTTTTTTATGGAAAGGTACAAAGAAATATACAGACCAGACGCTATCATTTCCGAGAAATGGAATATTTGATAAAAACAGGGAAGAAATTACAGGTATACCGGAAGGATTGAAAAAGGCTGTTTGTGAAGCATCTTTTATTGCAAAGTCAAAGAGTTTGTGGAACACAAAAAGCAGGAAAGGCGACATTGCCAAAGAGTCGGTTTCTGAAGCTGTATCGGTAGCATATTTTCAGAACGAAGATTATAAAGTAAACAGCGCAGGAACTACCTATACATCTGTATACGAATCTGTAAATATACTTTTAAGAGGTTTGTACAAGACAAGTGATACCGGAATATGCGTACCGGTAAGATGGAGTGACTGATGGATTATGAAGATTTTTATGAAACAGCTTTAGACCTCATAGAAGAATATGGCAATGACTGTACTATACTTCACCCTGATGGTACTTATACGACTAACTCAAAAGGTATAAAGACACAGAACATCGCAAATATATTATGTAAAGCTGTAAAAACAAATTATACAGCAGAAGATATAGGGAATTCGGGCAACCTGATTCAGGCGGGTGATGTAAAACTTGTTATCAGTTCTTCTTTTGAGCCTACTGAATCTACTGACCATGTTTTATATGGGTCAGACAAGTTTACAATAATAAGAAAGAATAAAGTACAGCCTGACGGAGTTACAACCATAGTATATATACTTCAGGGAAGGAAGATTGCAAATGCCAGCTAATATCAAATTTACTGCAAAAGTGCATGGTAAACCTTCTTCGGTATCAGATAAAAATGTAACAGGTGTATTTGACGATATTACTTATGAAGCGCTGGGAATGGGAGTTTATAAAATTGGAAAAACTGCAAGACAGAGAAATATTTATCTTGCTTCTATATTTTTTCAGAGAGTTGTTTCAAGAACGCCTTTGGATGAAGACTATATAAAATATGACGGGCAGGAACATAAGAAAGATGATGATGTTGTAAGGGAATGCTGGTATCTTGAATATAACGGTAAAAGAATATATTCAAAAGAAATAGGCATGGACTTGTTTGAAGATATAGGAAATAAAGAAAGCACTGAAAGTGTTAAATCTGCACTGGATAGTTTCTTTCCTTCGGGGAAAGTTCCAAGACAGATAAAAATATATAATGACAATGAACGTATGTCATGGCTTGAGTATGGTATTTATGATGCGGACTCTAAAGGAATATCATATAGTAAAACAGGAAGACCACACGGAATAGAAGATGGTTTTTCTATACAGGCACCGGCAGGAATGCTTAGAATAACGATGGCAGAGGTTGGAGAAATAGCAGGAGAATCAAGTCACAAGGCTGCATGGACTATAAGACAGACACGTGATTATCCAAATGCAGAAAGGCTTGTTAAACTTGGTAAATATGTGTCTGGTACAAAAAAAATAGATATAGGAAAGGTGGAGGATTTATTTTGAACGACAGCGATGCAGAAAATGAACTTATGACAGCAGTTAATAATATCTCATTTTCTGATTATGGATTTCCTGTAGTATATCAGACACAGACGCTAAACAGAACAGACAAATATATAGAAGTTAAGTTTATACGGAAAGGAAGCGAAAAAAAAGAGTTAGGCAGGGATGGATTTAATAAATGGTCGGGAATTATGCAGCTTAACATATGTGTAGTTTCAAGTGACTCGGTAGATTCTGATGAATCAATGGCTACAAATGATAACATAAACGTAATTTATAATAAAATATATGATACATTTAAGGGTGGAACCTATATAAATGGAGTAAGGATTGTCAGGACATATAGAAATACAGGTGGTAAAATAAACGATGATACTTTTGCCGTACCTGTATCTGTTGAATGGAATGCTTTTATGGAAAATTAACGGAGGATTATTATGGCAGATTTTATCACCAATATTAAAACAGTGGCAGAACGGGATGTATATCTTTCCCGTGAAACAAGTGCAGGTCTTTTTAAGACAAAAGACGGTATATATGATTATCCTGTACTTACCAGAACTACCGGAGACACAGTAAAAGGGGCTACCGAATCTAAAGAGTCTAACGAATTAAGACATGGACGTACAAAATCAGCCCCACAGCAGGGTAACAGCTCTTCTGACGGTGCGTTAAACTTTGAATATTCTCCTATTACTTTCGATGACCTTATGGAAAGTGCATTCAGAAATAACTGGAAAAGATGGATAAGTGATACGGTCAGTGCCATTAACATGGAAGGCACTGCATATGCTACCGGGTATTTCGGAACAAAGTGTACGGCGGCAAAAACATTTGGTGCAAAAAAACTTCTTAACACGGATGATTCAGGTACTGGGGATTCACTCGGGCTTATAACAGTTCCGTCTGGATGTATAGTACATGAACTTACCGCAGGAACATCTGATATTAAATATATGCTCCAGAAAAAATTTGGCGGAGCTGATAATGAAGACCTTTATCAGATGTTTGAGCACATGGCAGTAGATACATTCAGTATTGATGCAAATGTCGGAGAAATTATAACAGGTTCTTTTGGATTAAAAGGTACAACCGATCCGGGAATAAAAACAACCGCTGAATTAAAGACACTTCTTGGCGGAGCAACATCTGCTGAATTTTATGATGGAGTTACAACAGGAAATTCATATGTTGAAAATCTTCCTTCGTCAGCAACAAGCACTCAGCAGTTTACCGCAAAAAAAGGTGCATTATATGTAAATGGTACGCAGATAAGATTTGCAGAAGAAGTTACAACAGAGCTTAATAATTCTCTTTCTGTAAAATATGCGCTTTTTCAGGCAAACGCTATATCAACTTCACCTCTTTCACTTGATATAACAGGTAATCTTAAAATATGGGTAACATATGATGGAACAGAAGAAATATTCAATGAATCTGTAAACCATGACGATGTTGAAATGCTTTTCTGGCTTGAGTCAGTTACCAATTCTGACTGTTTTTATATGTTCCAGATATTCAAAAACAAACTTACAACCCATGAGCTTACAACACAGTCAAAAGACGAACTTGATATAACAATACCTTATTCTTCGTTTGAAGAAAAAGCTATGCGCGTATTCCGTATTGCAATACCCAAAATTACAAATGCATCACTCATTACATCAGACACAAATGTAACAGGTATAGAGTTAACACCAAACATTGAACTTACAACTGCCGATATTTCAGGACTTACGGTATCTGCAAAAATAGCAACAGTAGAACAGAGCATAAGCACAAAAGTTGTAGACTCTACAAGTTCAAGTAATACATACAAACGTATAGTATGCACGTTTACCACACCGATAACGATGGACGCAGTTAAAGTGCTTGACGTTGTAACGACATTCAACTCTCTTACATACAGCAAGTCTCTTACTATAAGTGATGCAACTGTTCCGTCGCCTGTTACCGGTGCTACGGCAACTCCGGGAAATGCACAGATTGTAACAACATGGACTGATTCGGTAAGCACAGACGTTGATTACGTAGAAGTTACGGTTACAACAGGTTCTACAACGGTTTCTACAACTGAAATTGAGCCGGGTGTACAGACAATTACATCAACAGGTCTTACGAATGGCACACTGTATTCAATAGCACTTATTGCAGTTGATACATCGGGTAACGAAAGCACAACGGTTACTGTAACCGCGACACCTACAGCATAATAAAATAGCAGGTGCAAATGCACCTGCATATTAGGAGAATATATTTTGGGCAGGAGAAAAAAAATGGCAGAAGAAGTTACTGGACAGGTTGATGAAGATATGGATAATGAGATTGAAATATCTGATTTTTTCACATCAGCAAATGAAAATGAAGGTTCTTGGCATGAGCCTGTTATATTCGGTATACCTCTTGGACTTGAATTTAAAATCATTGGCGCAAGAAGTATAGAAGCAGAAATGATTGGTGAATACCAGTCTCGTGAGATGGAAAAAATATCTCTTATTACAAGCGACAAAGAACGGGCAGAAGCCAACAAAAAGCTGCTGAATGAAGTTGCCACCAAACTGGTTGTAGGACTAAGGACTAAAAATGGTAAAGTGGTAAAACTTCACGGCGTACCGGTTACATTTGATAAAAAAACCATTCTTGAAATATGTGAAAAACAGCCGCAGATTCCAAATGATATATTGTCATATTCGAGAAACGGTGCAAATTTTATAGGAAAGAAGAGCGACTAGCAGAAGCCGTCGAGCGTTACTTCTTTTTACGTGAACCATATTCAGTCAAGACGACTACTCTTGAGAATGGGAAAAAGAAAATTAATACAGAATACCGGACTAAGTTTGATGAACGGGAAAAATTCATCAAAAAGTTCGGTAAAGAAGATTTTCATAACCTGTGCATGACTGAAAAAAAATATGAAGAACTTGAAGACATAGAAATACCTGAAGGCTATAAATGGCTTTTCAGGCATTTTCTTGAAATATGGAAAGGCTGCGAATATGATATAAATGGAAATTCTATATTCACATATAGAAGTATAACAGATTATAGTGAGTGTATGCATGTTGAGTTTACTATAGAAGAAAAGCGTATACTTATGTATTTCAAAATACTTGCTTATAAGGGGATAAAAAAGGCTAAATTGCTGGAGGCATAGATATGGCAGAAGATGACGGCACTACACTTAATGGTGATGTAAACATATCCGGTGATACAAGCAAAGC